AAAAAGAATTTTTAAATTTTTTCAAAAATGAAAAATGAAAATTTTTAGTCCCCCCCTATTTTAAAAAAATCATTTTGGCCAGTAGGGTACCGGTGAAGGGAACTTTTTCCAAGTCGGAACCCTTCAAACAAAAAGGGGGTAAAAACTAAGCGATTTTGACGGAAGGAGGTATTTTTTGGCTAAACCAATTACAGCAAAGTCGATTAAGTCAAAAGTGGTCAAGCAGATGAAAGACTTGGGCACTTATCGGAAAGAGTTCGAAATGATCATCGACATTTTCGCAGGTATGCTATACCAGTATCAGAAACTTGCTCAAGATTATGCTGACATGGGTTATCCAGTAACAGATACCTACGTCAACAAAGCTGGTGCTGAAAATGAGCGCAAAGTTCCAATCTTGACAGCGATGGAAATTTTGAGAAAAGATATTCTTAGCTACTCTAATCAGTTGATGATGAATCCTAAGTCGCTCGGTGAGGTAGTAGAACAAGAAGGTGATTCAGTTCTTACTGAGGTTCTGAAGTTCAAGAACGAAATCAAGAAGAAGCGAGTGACTGGCAATGGGTAATCTTGGCAAAGCGAAAGAGTATGCTCAGCACGTCATATCTCACAGAGAGGAACATTGCGAGGAGAACATTCTTGCAGCTGAACGTTTCTTGCGTGATCTTGAAAATCCAGAGTTTGAAATGGATGAGGAAATCGTTGATTTCGTTGTTCACTTCATCGAAAACACGATAGTCCATCAGCAGGGTGATGATATGTTTGCGGTGTCTATCCGTAACAAGCCATTACTCTTGCAACCCTGGCAACATTTTGTAGTTGTGAACCTGTTTGGTTTTTACTACAAGGGGTCAAACGAGCGCAGGTTCAAAGAAGCGCTCATCATGCTTGCTCGGAAGAATGGGAAGACATCGTTTACTGCTGCAATCGCGCTTGCTTATCAGATATTAGATACAGATAGCGGTTCAAAATGTTACATCGTGGCCAACTCGGTCAAGCAAGCTATGGAAGCCTTTGGATTCTTAAAATTCAATGTAGAGCGATGGAATGACAAGAACATTCGTATCAAGGATAACAACCAGGAACACTCAATCACTGCTAATTTTGGTGTCGAGGGTTCTTTCTTTATCCAGGCATTGGCCAACGATGAAAGTCGTTTGGACTCATTGAACGGTAACGTAATTATCCTAGACGAAGCTCACACGATGAGAAACAGCAAGAAGTACGGTCTTATGAAGAAAACAATGTCAGCATACCGTAACAGTATGCTTTTTGTTATCTCTACGGCTGGGGATATTCCTACTGGATTCCTTGCTAACCGTCTGAAATACTGTCAAAAGGTGCTCAAGCAATTGGTCACTGATGATTCATTTTTCATCTTCATCTGCAAGGCTAATCAATCTGCTGATGGGGATGTGGTGGACTATCTGGATGAGAACACCCTCAAGATGGCTAATCCGTCATGGGGTGTCACGGTTTCGCTCAAGGCTCTCAAGGAAGAAGCAGAGCAGGCTATGAATGATCCTCAGACAAGAAATGAGTTTTTCAATAAGACGTTAAATATCTTTACAAACTCTATGAATGCTTATTTCAATCCTGATGAGTTTATCGCGTCGGATAGTCAATACGATTGGACCTTAGAAGAGTTGGCACGCTTGCCTATTCAGTGGTATGGTGGAGCTGACTTGTCAAGGTTGCATGACTTGACCGCCGCTGCTCTTTATGGAGTTTATCATGACGGCGAGAAAGATGTTGATATCTGCATCACACACGCTTTCTTTCCTCGTGTCAATGCCCAGAAGAAAGCCAACGATGACGGGATTCCACTTTTTGGGTGGCAGTCTGATGGTTGGCTGACTATGAGCAATACTCCGACCGTTCTTTATGATGATATTGTTAAATGGTTCATCAATATGAGAGAGAAAGGGTTCAAGATTGCTGCTGTCGGAATGGATAGGAAGTTTGGTCGTGAGTTCCTGACGAAGATGAAACAAGCTCGGTTCAAGATGATTGACCAACCTCAGCTTTTTTATCTGAAATCAGAGGGCTTCAGACGGATTGAGTTCAAAGTCAAGAATAAAGAGTTTTACTATCTTCATTCTGATGCTTACGAATACTGTGTGAGCAATGTTAGAGCGATTGAAAAGGTGGATGATGCTGTGCAATATGAGAAATTAGACGGTGACGGTGGTACTGCAAGAATTGACTTGTTCGATGCCAGCATTTTTGCTTGTATTCAGGCTCTTGCTAATCTTGGTAAGAATCAGAATGTCATGAGCTTCTTTGATTAGAGAAAGGAGGTGAGAAAAGATGGGGCTTTTAGATAGGTTTTTGAAACGTGGTAAGAGTCGAAGTGGAACGAATGTTATCACTCATTCAGATTTTGGGCTTTATATTGACGGTGATAGCTATGTGCCTTTGGCTCGAAATCCTGATGTGATTGCTGCGGTCAATAAGATTGCTGACATGGTATCAAATATGACCATTCATTTGATGGAGAATACCGACAAAGGCGATATCAGAATAAAAGACGGACTGGCTCGCAAGATTGATGTAAACCCATGCGAAAACATGACTCGCAAGACTTGGATTTTCAAGATTGTGCGTGACCTATTGCTATTCGGTGACGGAAACTCAGTTCTTCATGTTGAGTATGATCCTGTGAATGATTATATTTTGAACCTGAGACCATTCTCTATGAGTGAAGTTTCTTTCAAAAGTGATGATGTTAGTTATATCGTGAATTATCGTGGTATCGACTACAACCCAAGCGAAATCGTGCACTTTGTAATCAATCCAGATCCAGACAATCCATTTGTAGGGACTGGATATAGGCTTGCTCTGAGGGATATTGTTAGGAACTTAAATCTTGCTACTCAAATCAAAAAAGGATTTATGAATGGAAAGAACGTTCCTAGCCTGATTGTTAAGGTTGATTCTTCGGATGGAGAATTGGGCACGCAAGAGGGACGAGACAGGGTTGCTAAGAAATACTTAACAACAAGTCAGGCAGGTGAGCCGTGGATTATTCCTGATGCTTTGTTGAGTGTAGAGCAGGTTAAGCCGCTTAGCTTAAAAGATATCGCTATTAATGAATCTGTTGAAATTGACAAGAAAACAGTTGCTGGGCTTTTGGGAGTTCCAGCTTTTATTTTAGGAGTTGGTAGCTTTGATAAAGAAGAATACAACAACTTTGTCAATACAACGGTCATGAGCATTGCTACGACAATCACTCAGACCTTAACTAGAGACTTACTCGTTTCAAATAATCGGTATTTCAAACTTAATGCTCGCTCGCTTTATTCGTATGACATTACAGAGTTATCTTCAGTTGCTGAACAGATGACTAAAAGCATGGCAATGCGTCGAAATGAGTGGAGGGATTGGCTTGGGATGCCGCCTGATCCTGATATGGATGAGCTCCTAGCTCTTGAAAATTATCTACCACAAGACAGACTTGGGGACCAAAAGAAACTTAAAGGGGGTGAGGAAGAGAATGAACAAACGGAATAGTTATCGTACCGCTCAATTTAAAACACGAGAAGAAGCTGACAGCGGTGATTTGATTTTGAGTGGGTACTTTATCAAGTTTGATGAAGTTACTGAACTATGGCCAGGCTACTTTGAGGTAATCAAGCGTGAAGGTGTTGAAAAAGCCATCAAAGGAGCTGACATCAGGGCATTATTTAATCATGATGATAGTTTGGTGCTTGGTCGTACTGGTAACGGGACGGTCATTTTAGGAGTTGATGAAATCGGACTTTACGGCGACATCATCATCAACAAGGATGACCCGCAAGCTGTTGGGGCCTATGCTCGTGTTCAGCGTGGCGATGTGATTGGATGTAGCTTTGGTTTCATCCCAATCAAAATCAATACGGAAGAGCAAGCAGATGGTTCGTACCTGGACACTATCTTAGAATTAGAAATCTTTGAAGTGAGTCCATGTACTTTCCCAGCCTATCCGCAAACGGAAATTGCTGCACGACAGAAAGACTTTGAAAGTCAACAACGTGCCAATCGTGAAGCGCTGGACAAGCGCAAGAAAGAAATTAAGGAGAAATTTAACCTATGCACAAATCATTGATTTTAGGCGCTCGCATGCGCAACAAAGCAGAAAAAGTGGTGGAACTTGAAGAATCAATCAAAGAATTGAACAAGCGTTCTGAACTTGAAGCGAAAAAATTGGATCAAGCTGGAAATGATGAAGAAGTTTCAGCAGTTGAAAAGAACCTGGAAGATATCCAAAAAGAATTGGATGAAAAATTGGCAGAAAAAGAACAACTTGAAAAGGAAATCGAAGATTTGAAAAATCAAGTTGAAGAACTGAATCGTAAGGCACCGACTTATCCAAGCAAAGAACATCGTGGAGGACAAAAATTGGAACAACGTGAAGCATTCGATCATTATCTTCGTACAAAACAAGTGCGAGGTGAAGGACTTAAATCAACTGATGGAGAACCAATCATCCCTGTTGAAGTAATGGCGCCAAAAGAAGGGAAGCAAGACAAAACTGACTTAACTTCTCTTGTAAATGTCGTAAACGTGAAAAACGCAAGCGGGAAGTGGTCTGTGGTTAAATTAACTGACCAAGAAATGAACACAGTTGAAGAGTTAGAAGAAAACCCTTCACTAGCTAAACCTAAATTTACAAAAGTGAATTACGAAATTAAAACCCGTCGTGGGCACTTACCTGTATCGCAAGAAATCATTGACGATGCAGAATACGATGTAATGGGATTGGTCGCAAAACAAGCGCGAAACCAAGAACGCATTACTAAAAACAAAGAAATTGCAAAGGTACTTAAAACAGCAACTGCTAAAAGTGCAGCTGGCTTGGATGGATTAAAAGACATCCTAAACCTAGACTTAAAACCATACTACGATGCTACAATCGTATGTACTCAAACAATGTTTGCAGCTCTTGATAAAATCAAAGACAAAGATGGTCGTTACATGCTTCAAACAGACATTACTTCTCCAACAGGTTACAAATTTGCTGGACGTGTTATCGATGTTTATCCTGATGATGTAATCGGAACAGTTAAAGGCGATATGAAAGCATTCATCGGGGATGTCGGGGAATTTGCTACATTGTTTGATCGCGCTCAAACAACAGTAAAATGGCAAGATGATAAAATCTACGGTCAATACTTAGCAACTGCAAACCGTTTCGATGTTAAGAAGGTAGATGAAGACGCTGGATTTTATGTAACCTACACTGATGTTGTAGCTTAAGGAGGTAACGTATGAGCTATAAAGTAATCCGTCCTTTCAAGGACTTGGCTGATCCTGAAAATCATGACTATGCTGTTGGCGATATCTTTCCTCGTGAAGGATATGAGCCCACAGATAGCTTTACCAATGGCCTTTTGACTGGTTCTAACACTGCTGGCTCTATCTTCCTTGAGGTTTTGGGCGATGATGAGCCTAAGAAACCAGATCCTGAAACAAAAGAAGTTAAGGAAGAGCCCGCAGTTGAGCAGGAAGAAACAGTTGAGGAAACTGCTGAAGAGCCTGCTAAGGAAGTTGAGGAGTAAGCATGGATGAAGGTCAGCTTTTAGAATTGCTGAAGCTTAAGCTGGGTATTTCAACCCGCTTGAGAGACAAGCCGTTAGAAAAAATCATTTCAAGTGTCATCACTGAATTGACCGATAACCTCGGTATCGAGCTTGTTGGTGAGCGTGCTGACCATGAAATGTTTATCGTTGACTATGCTGCTTATCGCTATGAGGGTGGGGTGGATATGCCACGTCACCTTCAATGGCGACTGCATAATTTACAGATAGCATCAAAGAAAGAGGTCAAGAATGTGGAATCATGAAATCAAACTGATCTCTAAAAAAGTCACAGGTAAGGACAAGTTACTACAACCAATCTCTGAAGATGTTGAAGTTACTCTGTTGTGTCGTAAAAAGAAGGTTACTCGCTCTGAATTTTATCAAGCAAACCAGGCAGGTCTAAAACCGAGCTTGGTTGTTGAGATTCGAAATTTTGAGTATGAGAATCAGGAGTTTGCGAAATTTGAAGGCAGGCAATATCGTATCTTGAAAACCTATCCTATCGATTCTGAAATTTTAGAGTTGACTTTGTCAGAGGTGTTGAAATGAGTAATGACCTTGCTGATTTGATAGCGAAAGAGCTTGCAGCTTACTCTGATGAGGTTACTGAAGAAGTGGATAAGATTGCAGAGCAAGTGGCTGATGAGACTGTGGATGAGTTGAAAGAGACAAGTCCGAAACGGTACGGAAAGTATCGCAGAAGTTGGAAAAAGAAGAAACTGGCCAATGGCTCTTTTGTTGTATTCAACGCAGTTGCAAGTCTTACTCACATACTTGAGAATGGGCACCTTTCAAGAAATGGTGGTCGTGTCGCTGGTATCGTCCACATCAAGCCAGCTGAAGAAAAAGCAATTCAGAACTTTGAGAAGCGTATCAAGGAGATTGGGAAATGAAGCTATCAGACTTTGCTGCTATTTTGGAACAGGTAAACCTGCCTGTCACCTATCGAGCGTTTAAAACTGGGAACGCTCCTGACCTACCTTACCTGGTCTATTATGAATCAAGTCCAGTCATCAATGCAGCTGACAACACGGTTAATCATCAGATTAAGAGCGTGACGGTTGAGCTGGCTTTTGAGAGTAAGGATGAAGATTTGGAAGAACGTCTGGAAGAGCTGTGGACAACCCATGAGCTCTTTTTCGATGTTCAAGAAGAAACATTTATCGAGACTGAAAGACTCTATGTCAAGTCTTATACGGTCTATCTATACTAAGGAGGAATGACATGACTCAAGAAAATAAAGTAACCTTTGGTTTGAAAAATGTTCACGTTGCGCCAATTAAATCAATCGGTGCAGATGGAGTGATTGCTTACGATGAAATTTTCCGCTTTCCTGGAGCAATGGAATTGACATTGGATCCAAAGGGTGAATCAACACCAATCAAAGCAGACGATATCGATTATCACTTCATGAACTCAAACGAAGGGTATGAAGGGAAATTCAAAATCTCTCACATTATTGAAATGTTTGCGACTAAGATTTTGGGTGAAATCAAAGATGCTCAGACGGGTGTTTTGACTGAAAAAGCTGATGCAGAATTCACATCATTTGCCTTGATGTTCGAATTTTCAGGGGACAAGAACAAAACACGTCATGTTCTTTACTACTGTTCAGCGAGCCGTCCAGGAAATGGCTCAAAAACCAAGAACGGTACAAACGTCAATGAGCGTGAACTCGGCTTTAAAGCAAGTCCTCGTCCTCTGGATTCAGTTGTTAAACGTTCTATCACATCAGCTGATAATAAAGAAATTTATGACAACTGGTTCAAGAAAGTGTATGAACCTACTGCGGTGGCAGCTTAAGGAGAAGATCTATGCGTAAAATCGTTTTGGTTGGTGATCAGGAGTATGAGTTGGGGACCAATGGCTATACTCCTATCGCCTACAAGCAACAATTTGGGAAAGATTATTTTCAAGATTTGTTCTCAATGTTGAAAAATCAATCATTCATGAATGAATTGAACAAGCTGGAAACTGACAAAGAGTTGACTGCAACTGATATTGACATTTCGATGCTGTCAGATTTTGATATGACATTTTTCAACCGTCTTTTTTGGACCTTTGCTAAATCTGCAAATCCTCACATCAAGCCTTATGAACAATTCTTCATGGAAATGGAAGTCTTTCCGATTCAGGAAGTTGGGCCTGTATTGATGGAAATGCTGAATGCGAGCATGACGACAAAAAAGCACCAGATGAGTCAGAATCAGCTAGCGAAGAAATCTTCACAGTAGAGTCTTATCTGTCCTGCTGTAAAGAAACTGGTCTGTCTATCGATGATCTAAAGCACATCTCAATCGGAATGGCTCTGGATTATCAGACGGATTATGTGAATTTACGGAGTGAGGATAAGGGTGGCGAACGGAAAGCCACGCAAGCTGATTTTGACAGTTTTTAAAGAAAAAATGAGTGCTGAGAGAGCAATTCTGAGACCAAGTTCCTTGGTCTGACTGCATTATCAGTGGTAGAAGTTCTCTCAGCGCTTTTCTATTTTTTTGAGAAAGGAGGAAATATGGCAGGAAATATCAAAGGTATCAAAATTGAAATCGATGGCGACACGCAACCCTTGCAGAAGGCGTTAAAAGCTATTAATAAAGAGTCTGTTAATACTACAAATGAACTAAAACAAATTGATAAGGCTTTAAAGTTTGACACTGGGAACGTTATTTTACTAACCCAAAAACAAGAAGTCTTACAGAAACAAATAGGTATAACCAGAGACAAACTAGAAACTTTAAGACAAGCCCAATCTAAAGTAGATGAGGAATTTAAAAAGGGGAATATTGGTTCTGAACAGTATCGCGCTTTCCAGCGTGAAGTAGAAGTGACTCAAAATGTCCTAAAAGGATATGAGGGAAAGCTTGCTAGTGTCACTCAAGCTCTTGAAGGAAATGGTGATGCAGCCAAGAACAATCAAGCTCAACTAAAAGAATTGCAGAATGAACAAAAATTGCTTGCTAGTGAATCTGAAAAAGTAGTTAGTTCATTTAAACTGCAAGAAAGCCAGATGGGTGTCAATGCTAGCGAAGCAGACAAGTTAGCATTAGCCGAAAAAAAGATTGGCGCACAGTCTGAAATCGTCACTCGTCAAATCGAAAACCTTGAGAAGCAGTTAAGCCTAACTAAAGAACAGTATGGCGAAAACTCAGCCGAAGCTAACAAGATGGAAGCAGAGCTAAATCAAGCTAAGACCGCTTACGCTAATCTTAATCAGGAATTAGGAAAACTTGGTAGTACAGCTAAGAGCAATCAAGCTCAACTAAAAGAATTGCAGAATGAACAGAGTCAACTTGCTTCAGAGATGACTAAGGTGACAAGCTCATTCAAACTGCAAGAAAGTGCTTTAGGTTCAAATGCTAGCGAAGCTGAGAGAAATGCTCTTGCCCAGAAAAAGATTGGTGCTCAGTCTGAGATTGTAAGTAAACAGATTTCAAATCTAGAACAGCAATTGGAAATCACTAAAAAAGAATTTGGTGAGAACTCCATACAAGCCAACAAGATGGAAGCTGAGCTAAATCAGGCTAAGACTGCTTTTAATCATCTCAATGATGAGATGAAGGGAACAAAGTCTGCTGCTGATAGCACTCAAGAAAGTTTAAGTGAAATCTCAAGAAATTTAAGAGCAGAACTACTTCAACAGTTTAGTGAGAAGTTGAGTGCTATTTCAGAAAAGCTTGTGGAAGTAGGAAAAGAAGCGTTAGAAGCAGCTGCTCAAATGCAAGCTAGTAATGCTCAATTTACTACCGTTTTCGGAGATATGGAAACCCAAGCAAGAGAAGCGTTGAATGCTATTGGTCAGGAAATGGATATTGTCCCAGAGCGATTGCAAGGATCATTCACTCAGATGGCTTCATTTGCCAAAACTTCAGGATTGGATACAGCAGAAGCTTTGGATCTTACTTCTCGTGCAACTAGGGCAGCAGCAGACGGTGCAGCCTTCTATGACAAATCTATTGAGAGCGTGACAGAGAGTTTACAATCTTTTTTGAAGGGAAACTTTGCTAACGATGCCGCTCTTGGAATCTCTGCGACAGAGACAACTAGGAATGCAGCTGCAAATAAATTGTACGGAAAGTCATTCAAGGACTTGAGCGAAGCGCAGAAGCAATTGACATTGCTTCAGATGGTCGAAGACGGAAATAAACTCTCAGGAGCTCTTGGACAGGCTGCAAGAGAATCAGACGGCCTAGAAAACGTGATGGGGAATCTGAAACAAGCTGGGACCAATGCATTATCTGCTATTGGTCAACCTCTTCTGGAAATGATGATCCCTGTTTTCCAAACCTTGGCAAGCATTGTGAAGGGTGTGGCTGAGCTGTTTAATTCCTTACCTGCTCCAGTAAAAGATTTTGTTGTTATTTTAGGAACAGTTGTGACTGCTGTAGGGGTCATAGCCCCCATATTCTTATCATTGCAAGCCCTTGCTGAGTTTTTAAAAATATCTATTGGAGAAATGATAATTGCCGCATTGCCAATTATTGGAACAGCTATTGCAATTGCTGCTGCAGTTGCTGCAATTATTGTTATTGTAAAATACCTCTGGGAAACTAACGAAGGTTTTCGAGATGCGGTCACGACCGTTTGGAATGTGATTCTTGAGGTTATCAATGCAGTCGTATCAGAAATTTCTAATTTTGTCATGAGTATCTTTGGAACGGTTGTTGCTTGGTGGACGGAGAACCAGGAACTTATTCGAGCAAGTGCTGAGACTGTCTGGAATGCAATTTATACGGTCATCAGTACAATACTGGATATACTTGGCCCCTTGCTTCAGGCTGGTTGGGATAATATCCAACTTGTCATTACAACAGCTTGGGAAATCATCAAGACCGTTGTTGAGACTGCAATAAACGTTGTCCTTAGTATCATTCAAGCAGTTATGCAGATCATTACTGGTGATTGGTCAGGCGCTTGGGAAACTATCAAGGGAGTATTCTCTACTGTATGGCAAGCTATTCAAAGCATTGTTCAGACTATTTTTTCAGCTATTCAGAGTTACATTTCAAATATCCTCAACGGTATTTCAGGAACTGTATCAAATGTCTGGAACGGCATCAAGGATACTGTATCAAATGTGTTAAATGCTATATCTAGTACTGTATCAAGTGTTTGGGAAGGTATCAAGAGTACCATTTCAGGTGCTATCAATGGTGCAAAAGATGCTGTATCTTCAGCTATTGAAGCTATCAAGGGATTGTTCAACTTCAGCATTAGCTGGCCACATATCCCACTACCTCACTTCTCTGTTAGCGGTTCAGCCAATCCACTCGACTGGTTGAGCCAGGGTGTTCCAAGTATCAGCATCGAATGGTATGCCAAGGGCGGTATCATGACGAAACCAACCATTTTTGGAATGAATGGCAATAACCTCATGGTTGGTGGTGAAGCTGGGAATGAAGCAGTGTTACCACTCAATGACAAAACACTTGGTGCTATCGGTCGAGGTATTGCTCAGACAATGGGTGGAGCCTCACCGACCATTAATATTACCATTACTGGCAACACTGTCAGAGAAGAAGCCGACATCAGTCGTATTGCTGATGAGGTGGCTCAGCGTATTGCTGACGAGTTGCAACGTAAGACACAATTGAGAGGAGGGTTTACATGATAAAGCATAATGAGCTTGTGATTGACGGTGTGAGAACATCGTCTTTTCCGTTTAAAGTCATTGTCCATGATTCTCCTTCAATTGCTCTGGGAGAGAGCAAGACAGCTCTTTTGGAGCATGGTGGTGTCAGTGGAGCAATCGTTCAGACGAACAAACATAGGGAATTGGTCAAGAAAACCTATACGATTTACTTGGTCAAACCTACTGAAGAACAGATGAACCAATTTATGAGTCTGTTTATCCGTGAAAAGTTCTGGCTAGAGAGTGAGCGAGTCAAAACAACTCGTCTTTGGTGCTATAAGGTCAATGTGAGCGACCTTGAAGAAGTGCAACCTGGTCTTTACATGACCAAAGCAACCTTCACTTGTCACCCTACCAAACACTTCAAAGTCACTGATACACAGAGATTGACAAGAAGTGGGACCTTGACCGTTCAAGGTTCTGCTCTTGCCTTTCCTAAAATCACAATCATTGGCCAGAGCGCTGCTGAGACTTCGTTTACAATCGCTGGTCAGGTCATTCGTCTTGAAAAGCTCTCAGAATCGCTTGTGATGGTCAATAATCCTGACAATCCTAGCTTTAAAACGACAACAGGGAAGCCAGTGAAATGGTCAGGGGATTTTATCACAGTTGATCCAGCGAAACTTAAGAATATTGGGGTTGTTTTGGGTCCAGGTATTCAATCGCTTGAAATCGAGACGGTTTGGGGGTGGGCATAATTGCTTTATTTACTTAATAAAGATGTGAGAACCGTTCGGTGGAACGGGGAGCCACTTCATGAAGCGACTTCGGCGATTGTGAAAGAAACCATGAATGGCGATTTCACCTTAACTGTGAAATATCCCATTTCCGACTCTGGTATTTATCAGCTCATCCAAGAAGATATGCTGATAAAAGCTCCGACTCCAGTTTTAGGAGCGCAGTTATTTCGTATCAAGAAACCTGTTGATCACAATGACTATCTTGAGATTACAGCCTATCACATTTCAGACGATGTGATGCAACGTTCTATCACACCAGTAAGTGTGACTAGTCAGAGCTGTGGTATGGCTCTTTCTCGCATGGTTCAAAACACAAAAACTGCTTTGGGGGATTTTTCTTTCAACAGTGATATCCAGGATCGTAGGACCTTCAACACGACTGATACAGAAACTTTGTACTCTGTATTGCTGGACGGAAAGCATAGTATCGTCGGAACGTGGGAAGGAGAGCTGGTTCGTGATAACTTTGCGATGACTGTCAAGAAGAGTCGTGGTGAGAATCGTGGTGTTGTTATTACAACGCACAAAAATCTGAAGGACTATCAACGTACAAGGAACAGTCAGAATATTGTCACAAGAATCCATGCTAAATCGACGTTTAAACCTGAAGGTGCTGAAAAAGAAACGACTATCAGAGTGACTGTTGATAGTCCTCTTATCAACTCATACCCTTATATCAATGAAAAAGAGTATGAGAACAACAACGCAAAGACTGTTGAAGAATTACAGAAGTGGGCACAGTCTAAATTTACAAATCAAGGCATTGACAAGGTCTCTGATGCTATCAAGATTGAAGCCTATGAACTTGATGGGCAAGTTGTTCACATGGGTGATACGGTCAATCTCAAGAGCTGGAAGCACAATGTCGATGCATTCAAGAAAGCTATTGCTTATGAGTTCGATGCCTTAAAAGAAGAGTACATCTCTCTGACGTTCGATGACAAGGCAGGGACTGGTGGTTCTAGGGCTTCTGGTGGCTTATCTAGCGCAGCAGATGCAATTCTTGGAGTGACAGAATCAGCTCAAGAAATCGCCCTAGAAAAGGCTCTTCAAAATGCTGACTTAGACTTTGATCATAAGGCTGGATTGCTTAGACAGGAAATTTCGGACGGTATCGAACTAGCTAAAGCCAGAGCTGAAGAAGTCAAACGTCAAATTGCTGACGAAATCGACAAGAAGTTTCAATCGTTTGATAACTCTTCTATCCAAGAAGCTAGGAGAAAAGCAGAAGAGGCCCTACGAAGTGCTGGTGCAAGTAATTCACTTGCTCAGGAAGCGAAACGAATTATCGAGCGAGCAAGAGCAGACATTACTAATCTACAAGCATCATCTCAAAATGCTCTCAGCCAGATTGAAGCCTTCAAGACTCAATATGGTACGAAGCTGAACGAGGTTAAAAGCACTGCAGACGGTATCTTGACCAAACTTGGTACGATTGAAACGTATGTCAATAAAGACGGTCAGCGACAAGAGAGCTTGCAGCGTTATGCTCGAGACGAGAGTGCTCGTCAAGTCAGCGCAGTACGTGAGCAGATATCCAGAGATTACGTTGGAAAATCAGCTTATCAAGAGGATGTGAGAGGTCTTGAACGTCGTTTCAGCGCGATAAGCACACAAACGAACAACGACATCGCTACAAAGATTGCTCAGTACAAGCAGACAGTTGATGGCCAAATTGCAAGTATTACGTCTCAAATATCTGGCAAAGCTAATCAGACGGACTTCCAGCGTGTCAGAGAGACTAGTCAACTCTATGAGCGGATTATTGGTAGAAATGAAAATGACATCTCTAACAAGGTTGCTCGCATGGCGCTGACGAATCAGTTGTTTCAGGTTGAGGTATCTAAGAATGAAGGACTAAAAACAGTTCAAAGACAGCTAGCTGGGTCATGGTCTGTCCAAAACATCAATAGCGCAGGTGATTTGATTTCAGGAATTAATCTTGGTTCAAATGGACAAAATCGTATCACTGGTAAGGCTACTCACATCACCGGCGAAACTCTGATTGATAAGGCAGTTATCAAGTCGGCCATGATTGATAAGCTGAAAACGGCCAATTTTGAAGCAGGTTCAGTCACGACTACGATTTTAGATGCTGAGGCAGTGACCGCTGACAAATTGAGAGTAGACCAAGCTCTTTTCAATAAGCTTGTATCAAACGAAGCTTACTTGAGTCAACTATTTGCCAAGCAAGCATTCATTAATCGTGTTCGTAGTATATCGATAGATGCGAGTCAAATAACAACAGGAACGCTAAGCGGAGATAGGATTTACGGAGGGACCATATCAGGTACTACACTGACAGGCCATACAAAAATTAATATCGGTGCTTATGGCTCGTTTGATACTATAAACGGTGGTTTACAAATTAACATTCCACGAAACTACAATGCAAAAGATGGTCTTGGTGTCCAGTTTATTGGCTCTTATGGCCGAGGCGAGAATGTTCCCTATGGTCTTTTTGTCTATAAAGATTCTGATTTCACAAGAGGAAATACAGCAACTCCAACAACTGAATTTCTTTTAACAGTTGAAGGTTATATTAAAGCGAATGGGATTGGTTGGATGAGAACCGAGAAAGGGAGCATCGACGGTAAAACAACAGCTACTATTGGTTTTTGGGATTCAAACAATGTCTCTCTTGATTTTGGTGGCCCAGGAAATGATATTTACTACACTTATAACGGTACGGCCTATAGTTTGTGGGCTATTATAAAACAAACCTTTTCGGACAGGCGTCTGAAGGAAAATATTGTTGACTGTAAGCACAAGGCTCTTGATTATATCCAACAATTCCAGTTCAAGGAATACGATTGGAAGAAGCAAGACGACAGATCACGACAAGCACACACGAAGATTGGTTTGATTGCTCAAGAGGTTCAAGCAGTGGATCCTACACTTGTCTATGAGAACGGAGACACGTTGAATCTGGACAATCTCAGATTAACCAGTATCGCACTCAAAGCTATTCAGGAGCTTGATCTTGAAAATAGAAAACTCACACAAAGATTGGAGAACTTAGAAAATGAACGCAGAACAGCTTAACAAAGCCTTACGAATGACAATTAGTGAAATGTCAACAGCTTCAACAGATTCGATGATTACAAGTAATCTATTGAGCGTTCAGTTGAATGAACAAGTGACAAAAAATCAACAACTTCAAGCACGAGTGGAGGAGCTGGAAGCTCTGCTTGATGAACAAACTAAACCAGCTGACAAAGGAGAATAGACATGGCAATCAATGGTTATAACTTATCAACAAAACCGTACTTAAGAATTTCTGGCTCGAATGTTGAAACAGTGGTAGAAATTCAACTATCAGAAGGCAAACGCTACAGCACTAACTCACGCTCATTCCCTGGAGACCGGACAAATGAATCAGAAGATGTTTTGATTCAAGCAGTGCTAGATGTTCTCAAGTCTGAATTAGATCCAAGCTCTGCGATTGCGAAGACGCAGGCACAACTTGAGCAAGCTAAACAGCAGATTGCTCAAAATGAGACTAAACAAAATGAACAAGCTGAAATTATGAATCTGATTCGTAAAGTAGTTCGTGTGATGGCTCAGGATTCTATTATGGGCGAAAAAATTTCTTACGGTACGACGTACAAAGAGATGGTCGAACTCTTCCCACTTGCTGAAGTCGGTAAAGTTTATGAACCGGGTTCAATCTTTGCGGTCGAAGATCCTGGTCACGTTGAAATTAATGGAGAAGGTAAACGCATCCTGATTCAAACAAATCAATCGTTTACTTATCAAGGAGAAACCCTTACTCAACTTGAAGGAACACCTTTCCAAAATGGTGTTCTCACAACTTGGAAGTTTAATGTACCGAAATCACCAAAAGAATAGCGGAGGTGTTGTATGGCAGAACTTGAACGCTTAATTGCACAAATTTTCCTCTCTTTGATTCCTGTTGTCGGACTTTATTTCTCAATGAAAGACCGAGCTACCAAGCAGGAGAATCGCATTACCGCGATGGAAAAAGACATCGAGAACCTACGTGAATTTAAAGAATCAGCAAATAAACGTCTGGATAACCACGACGAACAGAATAAGGCTATCTTGGTTCTAGCTGAGCAAGTTAAATCATTAGGTGAAGATGTCAGAGAGTTGAAAATATTGTTCCAGAGTAAAACTTAAGAAAGGGGCGCAGAATGGCTTATGTTCTTAATTCAACCAATCTTGAACAAATAGACGGTGGATTTTTCGTCAAGCAAGGCGATGTGGCTTCCACATTTACCTTTTCTTTGCTCGACGAAAATCATGAGCCGATTTCACAGCTTGAAGGACAAGAGGCATCTATCACGTTGACGAGAGGTCAGGAGCAATTACGCAAAACGGCAGTCGTGACAAATGGTGCAGTTACTTTTAATATAGGTATGATTTTACCTGCTGGCTTATATCAAATCGAGGTATCAGTGGGGGGATATACATTCCCAAGCGACGACTCGACTCAAATTAGAATCACAAAATCGGATAAGAATCTGGTCACAAATGAAATCCACACTCTCAAAGAGTTGGATATTGCAGAAGAAGTTAAGAAGCAACTTGCAGGGAAGACTGTAGGTGGTGACGGTACAGTAAGTCAGGAATTTCCTGACTTGCTCTTTTATTATAATTTAGGAAAGGTGTAAAAATATGGGCACAACAAAATTAACGGCATTCGCTCAAGCAGTCGGAGTTGACATCAAGGAATTGAAACAACTGCTTAACGGCAAGATTGACAATGCGACAGTCACACAATTGATTGAACAAGCTAAAACCGCAGTTAAGAACGATATTTTAGGCGAGGGTGTTCCTGAAAACCTCAATACACTCAAAGAAATTGCTGAGAAGATTGCTGCAATGAGCGGTGATACTGAAGGCGCGGTTGTTCAAAAACTGGCTGACCTTGGTCATCGCATTGACGAATTTGCCAACCTCGACCTGGTCGCAACCTATAATGCAGCGAAAGCGTGATTGCTATGAGCAATTTAGAGGAATTTGCTCAGGCCGTTGGCCGTGATGTGAAGGTGCTGAACCAAAAGCCTGAACCAAGGCTGACCTTGACAGGCAATACCCTAGGTATTGCAGGAGGCAATAATGTCACTCTGCCGATACCAGACAATGTAGGGCATGAAATTCGTGGTGCAGGCTCGCCACAAGGACGTATCACTGCTGAAATCGGTACGACCTATGTAGATGTCAATGCCACGAATGGCGCTCTGAAATGGATTAAAGAGAGCGGAAATGGCAATACAGGCTGGAAGGTGTTGATAGGGGATACTGGTTGGAGAACGTTGAACATCACTTCAAAATTAGGGGACTCATTCGTAAAAATAAGACGGGTTAATAACCTAGTGACTTATCAATTTGGAGGACTTCGATGGGGCTGGTTTGGAATTGTGAGACGAGGTGGTCGAGGTTATTCTTATCAGGGGTCTGACGGCGAAAGAAATTGTTTCATATTACATTTTAATGCAATACCAACAGGGTTTAGGACCTCATCGTCATTGATTGGGAATATATACAATGACAATGGAATTATTTACGGAACTTGGTATCTGGGAGGATATGAAGACCAAAATCATTTAAGATTTCAATTCTTAACCCCTATACCTACTGACCGAGATATCGGAGATATTCGCGTAAGTTCCATCTCATATCTAACAGACGAACCTTGGCCGACAACGTTGCCGTAAATAAAGAAAGGAAAAAACACATGACACAAATTACTGAAATTATTCTTGCATCCGCTACAGGGATTTTAACAATTCTTGCAGGGATTGCGGTCAAATCAATTAAAGACTACCTTTTACGTAAAGGCGGAGAGAAAGCGGTAAAAATCGCTGAAATCCTAGCTAAGAACGCAGTACATGCAGTTGAGCAAGTAGCCTCTGAAACTGGCTACAAGGGCGAGGAAAAGCTAGAACAAGCTCGTGATAAAGTCCGAGCTGAGCTTACAAAATACAACATCAGCATGACTGACAAGGGCCTCGACACATTTGTCGAGGCGGCAGTCAAACAGATGAATGATGCTTGGAAAGGAGATGATGCGAATGTCTAAGAAACAAGATATGATTAACGACCTCATGTCTCATGCTGATGCAGGGACTGGGGTTGACTATGATAAGATGTACGGTTATCAGTGTGCTGATGTGACGTGCTACGGAATCTACGAGTATTTCGGTACTCGTCTATGGGGGAACGCTATTGACTTACTACGGTCTGCAGAATCAGCAGGCTTGCAAGTGGTCTATGGTTCTCAATATCCAAAAGCAGGTTGGTTCTTCGTTAAGAACTTTGTGGCAGGCGATGGAGTGAATTATGGCCATACTGGTCTTGTCTATGAGGACTCTGACGGTTCTACCATTAAAACAGTAGAGCAGAATATCGATGGCAACGCTGATTTCTTAGAAGTCGGTGGCCCTTGTCGTTACAATGAGCGTTCTGTTGATTCGATTGTTGGCTATATCGTGCCGCCTGAAGAAGACCAATCTGGCTGGAAGCATGATGACACTGGTTGGTGGTGGCGTCGTAAAGACGGCTCATATCCAGTCTCAAGATTTGAATCAATAGAGGGCAATTGGTTCTACTTTGATGAATCAGGTTATATGTATGCCAATCGCTGGTTGAAACATACTGACGGACATTGGTACTGGTTCGACTCTAGTGGATATATGGCCACGTCTTGGAAGAAAATTGCTGGTTTATGGTACTACTTCAACCGTGACGGCGCTATGCAGACAGGTTGGGTTAAATACTACGAGAAGTGGTATTACCTAGATGC